GTGTTTGCTATCTATACTGATGATAGTGTTGTAAAGTTTTAGTTGTCTCTTAATGAGATAGTGTGTGACTAAATTTAAGGAAAAAAAATGGAATTATCAATAAGAATAGATAAAAGTGAGTTTGAAAAATTAGATATAGCAGATGCTATGGACGGAAATAAAGTAGATATAAAAGATGCTTTACTTATGAGTATGCACTTTACTGATGGTGCAATAGATAAAGCTTTTGAAAAAGCAGAATCGTGGGATAACTTGCCAGATGAAATAAAAGATAAATATAAATAGTCGTCCATAAAGGATAGTGTAGTTAAATTTTAAAAAGGAAATATTATGTGCGATTGTTTTACAAAAACGCTTGAAAAAATAAGCGAGAAAATCCAAGAAAAAGTGCCTAAAAATGCAATTGAATATGAGTGCGATTGGAAAGGCAGAGTTTTAAGATTTGATGGTGGTTTAGGAATTGGCTTGTATGTTGAGCATGAATATCGAAATTCTAAAAAAGATGGAACTCCTTATGCAAACAAGAAAAAGGAAAGTAATTTTGTTGCTTTGTCATTTTGTCCTTTTTGTGGTGAAAAAATATCTAAAACTTAAAGCCCTATTTTAAGGGTTTTAGTATCGAAAAAGCCAAGTAAAACAGAAAGTAAAAAAGAGCGAAACTTAAATATGCTATAATTCACTATACGATTGATCCCACGATAGGAATTACTATGAATGAAGAGAAGAAGAAACTAACCCCTAAGCAAGAGAAACAATACCGCACTTTTGCACAAGAATATCTAATAAACAATTTTAACGGAACAAAAGCAGCGATAAAGGCAGGGTATAGTGAAAAAACAGCAAGCTCGCAAGCAAGCCGATTGTTAAGCCATGCAAAGGTCCAAGAATATATTGAAGAGTACGGAAAAGAACGAGAAAAAAGAACTGAAGTAACAGGAGACATGGTAATCAAAGAACTTGCCAAAATGGCTTTTGCTGATATTAGAGATTTATATGATGAAGGTAGGCTTCTGCTTCCTCACGAACTTGATGATAAAGTAGCGGCTAGTATATCCTCATTCAAAACAAGAAGAGAAGGCGATCCAGAAGAGGGTTTTTATGAAGTAGAAGAATACAAGAGACACTCTAAAGAAAAAGCCCTCGAATTATTAGGAAGACACTTTGCACTATTTACCGACAAATCACAAGTGGAACATTCAGGCACAGTAGTAAAGCGTGTGATTAATGTGAATCCAACTAAAGAGGATAAATAAATGTTTGGCGTTGATACAAGAGGGGAGCAGAGACGAATATTAGGTGTAGGCGATGATGGTATATTTAGCGATGCATGGGGCAGACAGAAAATGGTACACGATCATTCTCTTTTCACTGCAACATTTTCATCAACCGCATCTTTAAGTAAATGGATAGAGTATAACGACGGGGTGGAACAGTATGTAAAGAATAACGCATCTGTGGTAGAAGGTGAAGGGGTAATAACTTCTAGTGGAGGAAATACTTTCTTGATGAGTGCTAGAAACCCTAAATACCAAGGTAATAGAGGGCATTTATATTCAAGTAGTGTTTTCTTTAACAATGCCACAAAAGAAAACGGCACATTATATGCAGTGGTAAGAACGTATAGAAATTCAACAGTCATTGAAGATAGGGCTCAAATAGATTTGAGTGCTCAAGAGCATAGAGATTTTGATCCTTCAAAGGGTAATACCTATGACATTCAAGCACAACTCAGAGATGTGGGTAACACAAAAATGTTTATAAACCAAAAAGAAGTTAAATTTTTTGATTATTCAGGTAAGCAAACCAATCTTATTTTATCTAACATGAATGTACCTTTGAGTTTTGAGTGTATAAATACAGGAGTAATGAGGATAGGTTTTTTCACTCCTCAAAGCGGTATATTTTTTGAGTGGGTTTTTAACACACCTCAGGAGACTACCTTGCGCAGTGGATGTGTGGACTTATCCTCTGAGGGAGGAGCAGACCAAAAGCAAACTTTAGTATCTGCCGTGGGAAATGAGCTTACTGTAACAAATGAAACAGTCTTATCCGTTAGACTACCTGAGACTTTAGACGGCCACATAAACACCATAGATGCTGAATTAGCCAGAATAAAAGCAAGTGTTAGTAAAAAATCACTTTTGGAGATATGGGTAACGAGAAATCCAACAGCGCTAACGATTAACGTAGGGGGATATGTATCATTAAATGGCGGCAATGTAGAGAAGTTTGCTCCAGTATTAGCAACAGACAGCACTTTTGATGACACTAAAGCACGGTTAGTGGACGTTATGACCTGCGAACCGAACATTAACAATGAGCAAGAGAATCCAAATCCTACAAAGATTGAGTTTTATTTAGTCCATGGAGCCATTCTGATTTTTAGGCTAGTTGGTCCCTCAGTAGTAGGTAGGGCCATTGCTCACTTAGGAGATGAGATTTAATGCAAATAGATCTCTATCCTATAGTAAGTGATTATTACTTAGATGATAGTTTCGTATCCCTCATTGTAGGACCCGTTGGGAGTGGTAAGACTCTAGGAAGTATCCTAAAACTTGATAGACTCATATACGAGCAAGAGCCTAACCCTGATGGTATTAGATACTCGCGTACCGCTGTAATAAGAAATACTTACACAGAGTTAAAAGACACTACAATTAAATCATTCATAGATTATTACGGAGACTTGTTAAAGATAAATTGGGGCAATATGACTGCAATTTATGAACATGATGATGTTCGGGCTGAGTTTCTTTTCAGATCACTTGATAAGCCGGGAGATATGAAGAAACTACTCTCTCTTGAACTTACCTATTGTTACTTAAATGAGACAAGAGAGTTACCAAAAGAAGCACTTATCAACATTACTTCACGTTTAGGGAGATACCCATCTATGAAAGATGGCCCTGGATGTACTAAGCCCCAATGCATAGCTGATAGTAATGCGTGTGATAATGAGCATTGGATGTATGATAAGTTTTTTGTTAATAAGCCTTATAATCACACGGTGTTTGTACAACCTCCTGCAATATTAGAAGATGGCTCAGTGAACCCAGAGGCTGAGAACCTAAACAATTTGCCCTATGAGTATTATAGAGGTCAGATAACGGGAAAACCTAAAGATTGGACTGATGTAATGATCAGGGTTAAGTTTATACCTCTCCAAGATGGCAAGCCTGTCTATCCTGAATATAACGATCAACTGCATTGTGTAGAAGAGAATCAAATAGCACCTCCTGCAACAGTAATTCCCTTAATTTGCAGTTCGGATAATGGTCGGTGGAGTGCCTTTTTAATAGCACAAGTTGATACACTTGGCAGGATAGTCGTGTTTGATGAGATAATCAGTGATGACATAAACCTTACAGAGTTTGCAGCTATTATATCCCAGAGGATGAAACAGAATTATTATGAATATTCTTTTGAGACTTGGATAGATCCGTGGGCTGCTAATCAAAGAGGACAGTTAACAGATGCTACAATGTTTAAAGTCTACCAAAAAGAGAAACTTCATTGTAGAATATCTCAAACAGGACACCCTTCCACAATGGTAGAGGCAGTTAAGCGTAAACTAGGACAAATAATACAAGGACAACCTGCTTTAGTCATAAGTAGCAAGTGTACTACATTAAGAAAAGCCCTAAACGGTAGTTATCAATACAAGAGAGTCAATGTAAGCGGTGAGCGTTATGCTGAGAAGCCTGATAAGGGTAAATATTCCCATGTTGCTAATGCTTTAGAGTTTTTAGTAGACGGTACTGGAGCGAGTAGAGAGCTAATGAGTGGTAATAAATTTAGTAAGGCAAGCGGACCAATACAGATAAATACAGACTTTGACCCGTTAGGATAAAAATGTTTACAATAATAGAGATAGTATCAGATGAATATCGCCCTTTTATTAAGGAGAGGATGGAAGCTGTAGATAGTATCGTTTATAATAAAGAAGAATTTGATTTATATTTCTCTTCTGAGCATTGCAATCTTGTTTTCAAAAACGAAGATGACGAGATTCTTGTATTTTGTTGTATAATACCTCTAGAAGAATATACAAAGATGTGCTATTCGTGGTGTAAACATAGTTTTACAGGTAAAAAAGCTTATGCAAAAGCCATTGATTACATGATGGAAAACTTCTCTCCTATTGGGTTCGGTCCCGGAGCATTGAAGTTAAATAAAATAAGGAGACTTATAAAATGAGACAAAATTATTTTTTACTTGATGTACCTATTGGGAATCCTCAGAGCATTAAGGGCAGAGAGGGGCAGCTATACGACCCCGTGACTGCTGCAGTCGTGGTTACAGCAGCAGCTAGTGCTTATGGAGCATATGAGACTCGCGAGGCAAGGAAAGAGCAAGAGGAAGCCATAGAAAAGTCCGAAAAAGCAGCAGCAACAGCCACAGCAGAGCAGGAAGCCTTAGCTCTTGAAGAAAAAAAGGCAGCTGACACTAAGTTAGAGGAGCAACGAGCTAGGATACTTAAGAGTCAGCAGGGTAGGAGTGGTTTACTATTTGGTAGTGAACTAGGTGTAACAGATAGAAAAACAACATTAGGGGCATAAAATGAGTAAGTTTAAGAGTATTAACTACAGCAGAGTAGTTTGTGAGGATTGTGGCGCAGTATCAGAAATAGAACCGGGTCGTGAGTTTGAAGGTTTAAATTGTACTTGTGATAAAGAGAAGCATGTGTTTCAAGTGGGCGATTTATCAAAAGAAAAACTTAAAGAACTGATGGAATCTTTAGACAACAATATGGGTGTAATAGTCCCTCTCTATGAGGGTGCAGATACTGAAATATCTAAGCCTGTACAGCAAGAGTTAGACTATGCAAAAACTCAAACTGTGACAGTAATAGGCAGATTTGAGAATGGTGATTATGAAGTGTGCAATAGTAACGATTTGTCAGACACTTGGAGAGTGCCAAAAGATACTTTTGAGAGCACATATAAGGTGATTGAAGATGAAACTCCTACAAATTCCGCAGATAACAAACAAGAGAATGCACTATCAGAAGATAACACAACTTACTCAATCTCTCTTGATGATCTAAAAGATTTATCCATAGAAGATATTAAAGCTAAATTCAATATGGACGAGTTGCGCGTGTTAGCAAAAGCTCTTAACATAAGAAGTGCCTCTCAAATGAAAGAAGATAAGCTAGTAGGGAAGCTATTAGAAAGGATTGAGTGATGGTACATAAATCGCAAAAAGATATAGATAAGCTTATCAAAAGATACTCGCGGGCAAAACAAGCTTTTCATTCTTATGAGAGTGTGCTGAGAGATGCTTATACTTATGCTCTTCCTGATAAAGGTTATTTTGATACTCTTTCAGGTGGTAAGCGAACAACTAAGATTTATGATAGTACAGCTATTTTAGGACTAGGAGTATATGCAGATAAAGTGCAGCAGCAGCTAGTGCCTCCTTGGCGAGAGTGGTTTAAACTTATTCCAGGTAGTGAGATAGATGAGGTTACAGCTTTAGAGGTTCAACCCGCATTAGATGATATCACCAAGGTACTTTATGATCATATCAATCATTCAAACTTTAATACTAAGATAAATGAGGCCCTTCAAGATGTAGGTATATCCACAGGTATATTAACTTGTGAAGAGGGTGACGGCATTGAGAGCTCTTTAACTTTTAATTCTATTGGCATTGAAGATATAGCAATGGAGCATTCTCAGACGGGTATTATAGAAAACATCTTCAAGACGTTTAAGATGCCCATCAGAGATATTGAAGAGACCATACAAGGTGCTAAAATCACACCTAAAATGCAACAAATGCTAGCAAAAGACGAGTTAGCAGAAGTTGAGCTAGTTGAAGCAGTTATCAAAAATGAGAATATCAAGTATGACCATGTGGTTTATTGGGAAGCTGAAAGAGAAGTCATCTATGAAGCTGAAGACGATACTAATCCTTATATAGTCTTTAGAGAGCGCATAACCTCTAAAGGTATCTACGGTCTAGGGAGAATCATCCAACTACTCTATGATATAAAAGTGCTGAATAAAATATCTGAGATGGACCTACAAAATGCAGGCTTGGCTATCAGTGGTGTCTATACTGCTACAGATGACGGAGTGCTTAATCCTTACAATGTGAGGTTAGTTCCTGGAACAGTTATCCCGGTATCCTCTAACTTTAACAACAATCCTTCATTACGCCCATTAGAGCGTGGCGGTGATTTTCAAATAGCACAACTCAAAATAGAGCAAAAACAAGATTTAATTAATAAGACTTTGTTTAACATGGCTCTTGGAGAGGTTAGTAGAACTCCGGTTAGAACTCTCGGAGAAAATCAGATAAGAACTCAAGATGCGGCAGAAGTTACAAATGCTTCTTTTAGCCGCTTCCAAACAGAGCTTTTAGAGAGGCTAATTAAGCGTATGGTGGATGTACTGCAAAAAGCAGGTAAAATACAACCTATAGTTGTGGATGGTAAAGAAGTAACGGTTAAATTTACTTCACCATTAGCTAAACAACAAGATAAAATGGATACTAATGTGATAGTTGATTTTGCACAAACAATTGCCGCAACAGGAATACCTCTTGAAACAGTCGGGAGTAAGATTAAGTTTGAAGAAGTGCCTCAGTTTATTGCTAAAAACATAGGAATGCCAGCAGAGTTAATCAGAACACCTGAGGAAGAGATGGAGTACAACATCCAACAACAGCAAAAAGCTGCACAGTTACAAGCTCAAGCAGGAGGACAACAGTAATGAGTAAATTATTAGATTTTGTCACGCTTAAAGCTCTCAGAGATAGACGTAAACAAGCTCAAACCCAAGAAGAGTATGCTGCAGAGTTACAAGAGATAAATAACACCTATTGTAGAGTGTTTAATACTGATGACGGTAAGTTCATACTCGACCATCTAGCTAAAACTCAACTTACGGGTGCAATAGCTATGCAGAATGATACTTACTTGGATATAGGTGAGAAACAAGGCCGTGCTAATCTTGTGAAAGAGATTATCCAACGCGTAGAGAGAGCTAAGACAGGAGGTTAAAATGTTACAGTCGCTTTGGTTATACTTGCTGAGTCCTTTTAGAAGGAATTTACCTAAAGCAAGCACCTTTTCAAAGAAAGCTTCATAGGGTACTCTTCGGAGTATCTTATTGAGACTTGATCTCTAATAAAACAAAAAGGATACATTTATGCCATCATTAATCCCTGACGGTGGAGAACAAACACCCACAACAACTGAGGCCCCAGAGGTAATAACACCATCAACAGATGGCGGAGAGCAAACACCCCCTGCAACAGAAGGCGATAACGTACCTGCTTTTCTTTTTGCAGACGGCATAGGAGGAGAAGGAGAAGCTCCTGAATGGTTTAAATCTGATAAGTATAAAACTGTGTCGGCACAAGCTGAGGCATATAATGAACTTGAAAGTAAATTTGGCTCATTCTCCGGTGCTCCCAAAGATGGATATAGTATTGAAGGTGTTGATATTGAAGACAGCCCTCTTTTAAAACTTACGGCTGAATGGGGAGCAGAAAATCAACTTAGCAACGAAGGGCTAGGCTCACTTATTGAAAAGGTGAATGCTCTTGCAACAGAACAGATAGAGCAAGATGCAGTAAATGCTAAAGAGGCTCTAGGCGAGAATGCTGATAAGCGTTTAGGAGACATCTCACTATGGGGTAAAAATAATCTAAGCCCTGAAGAGTTCACACAGTTTCAAGGTTTGGCTCAAACAGCAGGACATGTAGGAGTTATAGAGAAACTAATAGGAATGACTAAAAATTCTAAGTTAGTTAAGGCGGATACAGTTGCTACTGATGCCACTACTGCATCAGACGAGCTAAAAGAAATGCAACTAGCAACAGACCCTAAAACAGGCAAGCGCATGATGGATAATCCAGAGTACAGAGCCAAATATAACGCTAAAAAAGCGCAATTAATTAAATAGTGTGGTATTTTTATTGCGAGGAGTTAGTCCTCGCGGTTAAACGATGATTATATTCTTCCATTATATATAAAAAAGAGCTATCAGCAATATGTGTGTTCTTTCTAAAATAAGAGAGTTCATCTACTGTTAAATCACCAAGAATTTTTTTATCTTTTATCATCTCGTCAAGAGTAGCATATCTGATGTTTTCCGGTTTTTGTGTTTCTATGTTTATACTGTTAATAAGAGTATCAACATCAATATAATACCTATCTAAAGCGTGTTTTATTTTTCCAATATCCTCTAAACTTATACCGAAAACACTACTAAACATCTTCTTCCTCCTTAAACTTATCGATCATAATTCTCAATGCCATACTAAAATTACCTTCATAGTCTTTCTTAGCAATTTTTATAACTTTGTTTATTTGTGATGAGCGAAGTGTTACTTTCACGGCTTTTGTTTTATTTTCCATCTCTTAATTCCTTTATATGTACTATAACACACATATTATTAAATTGAAATAAATAGTACAATAGCGGTAGAACAACTACTTAAACTTAAAGAATACCCTCCTTCAAGAGGCTCTAAAAGAATAAGATGTTAAAGTTTAGGATTAAGCTTGACTCTTCTTTTGGAGCCAAATACCAAAAAAATCCGTAAAAAAACAAAACAAAAATAAGGATATATCATGTCAAGAAATTTGTCAGATGTTGAAAAGATTGAGTTTGATACGGAAGTAAAACACGCTTATCAAATTGAATCGGCAACTTTAAAAGGTACGACTTCAGAGCGTATGGGCGTAGTTGGCGGAGAGTATAAGTTTAGAACAATGGGGAAAGGGGAAGCATCAGAGCGTACAGCACCATCTTCTGATGCTGTACCAATGAATGTATCCCACGGTTTTGCTACTTGTGTTCTTCAAAATTGGGATGCTAATGAGTATACTGATATATTTGCCTCTGTAGCGGTAAATTTTGATGAGGTAAAAGAACTCGCCAAAACTATTGCAGGAGCATTAGGTCGTAGAGATGATCAGTATAAAATTGATGCAATGGCTGCAGGTACATTTAGTGCTACTCCTGATCAAGGTATATCAGGTGGTTTAGTTGGTACTGATATCGGTGGTGCAGGTACAGATTTAAACATTGCTAAACTTACTGCAATAGCTGAGTTTATGGATGATAATGAGGTACCTGAAGAGGGAAGACATATTACATTCTCTGCTAGTGGTAAAAAGTCTCTATTAAATACTACTCAGGTCACATCAAGTGATTACAATACAGTAAA